TATCATTAGTGATAGAGCTGCTGAATCAGGATTTGAAGAAAGAGAAGAAGCTGCCGAAATAATAGCCGCTATTGCAGAAGAATATATGTTAAGTCTTAAAGTTATACAAGCATATATGGATTCAGATGGACCTGTAAATCCTAAAGATGTATATGAAGCTGAATTATCTAAAAAAGAAAGATCTAAATTAAAAGATATTGTAAAGCAATTAAAAAAGTCTGTAAAAGGACATGGCAATCAAGCTAAATATATTGACTCATTAGTAAAAGAAGATGACAAAGAAATTGCTCATGATTGTGCTAATCATGTAATGCATTTAGAACATGGCCATGGTATTTGTTTAGAAGGAGAACATACTTTATTAGAAGACGGTACTGTAACTCATTATGATGTATTTTTTAAAGAAGGTAGTAAGACAGTTAAAAATATTCCAATTGAAGAACTAGAAATCATTACTTCATCTCACCACGGACATAAAAGAAGAAAAAAGAAATGAAAAGATCTGAGTTAGAAAAAATAATTTTAGAGCAATATGCACAAGTTAGTGAATCTAAAAAGATTGACGAACTACCTAAAGCTTTCAAAGATGCTATAGAAAAAAGATATGGGGAAATTCACCCTAAAGATTTCTTTAGTGATGATTTGACTCGTTATATGAAGTTCGATGGAGAAAATAAAACTACTGGCCAAGTAACTCACAAAGTAATTGCTCTTCCATCATTTAATAAAATGTATGATAACTATCAGGGTATAGTTGATGATATAAAAGTTTTAATGAGATCTAAAGATATAAGAACTGATAAAGCTGCAAGAGAATTATTTGAACTTATTAAAACTAACTTTAGAAAATTACAAAGATATCTCAGAATAGAAAGACCAGATCAATATGCTGTTATAAGAAATAGAGTTGCACTACAAGAGTTAGTTAATTTATTTAAAACTCATGTTAGTATTATCGCAGAAGAAAAAAATATTCTATCAGAGGTTTCATTTTTTGAAAGTGATACTGAAAAAATTAACAGTGCTATAGAAAGATTTTCCAAAGAAAGTTCTCTTGAACCTGAATTTATAAAAAAGAATTTACTAATATATTTTTCAGGAGATAAAGAAGATACTCAAGATAAAACCGACCCTAAAGTCTTATCTTTTATCAGAGACGTTTTATATAAATTTACTGAACCAAGAGTAATTAAAGCATACCTTAAAGGAGAAAGGTTAGATGTATTAAAAGAAAATCTTTTAGATGAATTAGAAGAACAAGAAGATGAACCAACACCTGAAGAAGAAGGAGAAGAAGAAGGAGCAGTATTAGAGGATGCTACCGATACTATATTAGGTAAGTTTCCTACTTTAAAAGCTGCTATAATAAAATTACAAACTGATGATTTTAAAGAGTTTGTTGATAAAATAGATTGGATATCTCCTAGACCTACTTCATTTAGAATTAATTTAAAGAATGGTCAAGACTATATTTTAAAATGGACTGGTAAAACTTTTGAAGCTCAAATAATGGGTAAAAAATATTTACTATCTAATATAGCAGATTATCAACAAGCATTAGATAAACTTGCAGTACTTTATAAAGAAGCACCTATGACTGGAGCTGGAGAAGAACCTGCTGACGTAGACACCGGAGGCGGTGGCGGCGGTGGAGGAGGAGACTTTCCTGGAGATGATGCTGCTGGAGGAGGAGAAGAAGGTGGAGATGACGTAGACGCTTTAGGTGGTGGTGAAGAAGGCGGTGGAGCTGACTTAGGTGGTGAAGAGATAGATTTTGAAGAACCAGCAGAAGAACCAGAAGCATAATGAACGTTACAGATAAACTATATAATGAGTGGGCTTGGAGAACTGAATCAGGTACTCCAGATATAAACAATCCAGAAGATAAAGCTATACTTGATAAATTAATAAATGAATTAACTGAAGCAGATGAATTGACTGATAAAGAGCTTCAAAAAAATTTAATTAGTATAATAAGTAATACTACAGATGTTGATACATTGAAACGTATTATGAAATATACTAAAAATATTGGTTATGGAGATAAAATGAAATCTTATCTTGAATCTAAAAATTTAAGTAGAAAAGATATTCTTTATTTTCAATCTTTATTGTCAGATTTAGGAAAAACAGGAGAGTTTGCAAAAATAGCATCTAATCCTCCTTCTTTTGATAAAAGTGGTAGTAACTATTTTCAACAGATACCTGGTTTTACTCCTGATGAATTGAAATCACTTTATGGAGATATGAAAGATTCAATACAAGGTACTGTATCTTTAGGACCCGGTGAAGCATTCTTATCAGTATTCTTTAAAAATATTTCAAAAGCAAAAGCTAAAGGTGATTTAACTATAGATGGAGAAGAAGTAGAATTAAAATCACGTACAGGTAGTACTGGAGCATTAGTAGCACCAGGATATGTAGTTAGGGGTAAATCAACTGAGTTAGTAAAAGATTTAGTTAAAGTAGCAAATAAATTTAACATGGATGGAGATGCTTCTCAAGAACTAACCAATTATTTAACTGCAAAAGGAACTTCGTGGGCTTACAAAATAGATGGATTGTATAAATCTTTACTACAAGCAGGTTTTAATAAACAGTCTGCAAAAGATAGAATAACTAAGACAGTAAATTCTTGGTATAAAAATAAATTAAAATTAGATGTAAGTTCTTACTTTACAGATAATGAATTTAAATCTGGTGAGTTTGTTTCAGCATTAGCAAAACAACTTGCTAGAGATTACTTTAACGAACATAAGTTCGATGGATTTATGATTTCTGATAATATAGGTAACTTTAAGTACTATAGTGGGGATACGTTTATTGATGCAATTGGTGGTGATTTAAAAGCAGCAAACCCTTCTGATTTAGTACCTAGAATAAAAGTCTAAAAATGAGTTATGTCAAACAAAATAAAAAAGATAATAGCACAGGAATATATTAAATGTGCAAAAGATCCGGCTTACTTCATGAAGAAGTATTGCCACATACAACACCCAACAAGAGGAAGGATCTTATTTAATCTTTACCCATTTCAAGATAAAATATTACATTTATTTAGAGATAATGACTATATTATAACTCTAAAATCAAGACAGCTTGGTATATCTACTTTAGCTGCAGCATATAGTTTATGGTTAATGCTTTTTCATAAAGATAAAAACGTTCTTGCTCTAGCTACTACTCAAGCTACAGCTCGTAACTTAGTAACCAAAGTTATCTTCATGTATGATGAGTTACCAAAATGGTTAAGGTTACCATCAGTAGAAAAAAATAAATTATCTTTAAGATTAAAAAACGGTTCTAAAGTACAAGCTAAATCATCATCTCCTGATGCTGCAAGATCAGAAGCGGTATCATTATTGTTAATGGATGAGGCAGCATTTATAGATAATGTAGAAGAAACATTTACTGCTGCTCAACAAACCTTAGCTACCGGTGGTCAATGTATGGCTTTATCAACTCCTAATGGTATTGGTAATTGGTTTCATCAAACATGGGAAAAAGCTGAAGCAGGAGAAAATAGTTTCTTACCAATTAGATTACCTTGGACGGTTCATCCTGAAAGAGATCAATTATGGAGAGAACAACAAGATGCAGATTTAGGTCCTCGTATGGCAGGACAAGAATGTGATTGTGATTTCTTAAGTTCTGGTGATACTGTATTTGAACCTGAAGATATGTTATTCTATGAAGAAACGTACGAAAAAGATGCTCTTGAAAGAAGAGGAGTTGATGGTAATTTATGGATATGGGAAGGTGTAGATTATACTAAATCATATATGGTAGTAGCAGATGTAGCTAGAGGTGACTCTACTGACTATTCAGCATTCCATATATTTGATATAGAAAATTGTATTCAAGTAGCTGAATATAGAGGTAAATTATCTCCTAAAGATTTTGGAAATATGTTAGTTGGTATAGCAGCTGAGTACAACGAAGCATTATTAGTAGTAGAAAATGCAAATATTGGATGGGCTACTATAGAAACTATATTAGAAAGAGAGTATAGAAACTTATATTATTCTCCTAGAAATCATTTAGACACTGTAGAATCTTATATGAGTAAATGGGAAAGGGATCAATTAGTACCTGGCTTTACAATGTCTATGAGAACTAGACCTTTAGTTATTGCAAAGATGATTGAGTATATTAGAGAACAC